TCTCCAACGGTCACCGTGTCTGGTGGGTATCGCATCTATCAATTTACCGGCAACGGCACCATCACATTCTGAGGTTATCTATGGCGCACTTTGCAAAATTAGATCAGAACAACGTGGTGCTTGAGGTACACGCTGTTCACAACAACGAACTGCTGGATCAAAACGGTCAAGAGCAAGAATGGAAAGGTGCGTGGTTTCTCCAGAACTGGTCAGGTGGTTACCCGCACTGGAAGCAAACATCGTATAACGGTAATTTCCGAAAAAATTACGCAGGTATTGGTTATACATACGACCCACAGAGAGACGCTTTCATCCCTCCAAAACCCTATACATCGTGGATACTGAACGAAGATACATGCTTATGGCATGCACCTGTACCTATGCCGCAGGACGGAAAGATATATAGCTGGGATGAAGCAACAACAAGCTGGGTGGAAGTTGAAGTTTCTGAAATAGCATGACATGTACGGTTTTAGCGCTTATGCACAGACACCTTATGCTTCAACAGCAGGAGCTGCTACCCCTGCTGTAGAAGGACAAGTAAGTGAAACGGCTACCGCAACAGACGCAATAAGTTCTGATTTAGCTTACCAATCCGTCATAGCCGAAACAGCTACTGGCGCTGATTCTTTAGATACAACACTTAGTGCTTTAACTGCCATAGCCGAAACAGCTACTGGCACTGACTCAGTAAGTTTGCTTGCTACTTATGATGTAGCCACAACAGAAACATCAACAATTTCAGATAATTCATCATCCGGTTTAACAACACAAAATCTTCTATCTGAATCGGCAACAGCATCTGACGAGACTGATTCCTTAATAGCTCAACAAGCATCTGTCGATGAATCAGCAACCGGCACAGACAGTGTAGATGTTTTATTACCTATAGACGCAGTAATTGTAGAGTCAGCCACTTCATCTGACGCGAGTGATTCCGTTATTTTCATCGGTGGCGTTATAGCTGAATTTGCAACAGCTACCGATAGCATTTCAACAACTCATACTTTAGTAGCATCTGTTGTTGAATTTAGCCAAAGTTCAGATGTAGTGTCGGTAAGTATTGACGGCAGCGGAAATATTCAAGAAAACGCTACAGCTACTGATGAAACTTCACGCGCTCAAGAACAAATTGGCAACATTAGTGAATTTGCCGCTGTTTTTGATGATTTCGATGCTTTGCAAGCCTACGAATCGTTTATCTCAGAGTTCGCAACTGGTTCTGATCAAGTTGTTACGCTAGCAAATTTCCAATCCTTGATCGCGGAACTAAGCACTGCTACAGACCAAGTATCTATACCTCAAACGCTTCAAGGTGTTATTGCAGAATTAGCAACGGCTATAGATCAATTTGGCACGTTAGACTCTGCCGAACAATTAGTAATTAAGTTAAGATCGTTTACTGAACGAAGGAGATTTTGATGGCAATCAATCTTAAAGCAATTACCTCGGTACTTGGGTACCAGCAGATCACTAGCTTAAGTTCTGCTACAGGTTTAACTGTACCTCAAAAAGACATTGCGGGCTTGGCGGGGTCGCCTAGAATCGCTATTATTACCCCCGAAGGGCAGGCTGTTCGTTGGCGGGATGATGGTGTTTCACCTACGGCTACTGTGGGTATGCCTTTAGCTGTAGGCGTAACCTTACAATACGACGGCGACATCAATCAAATTAAGTTTATTGAGCAATCTGCTGGCGCTAAGTTAAACATTACTTACTACTCTTAATGAGGTCAGCATGAATATTTCTAATGATGCTCCAATGATGAATTACGTTGATTATTTCACCAAGCAGTTTCCTAAGGACTTGGCTGAAATGGCAGTTTTGCGTGACGAGCTAGCAATTCGTCAAGGCGCGCTGACAGCCGCAGAAGATGCAGTGAACGATCGTAAGAAAGCTGCGCAAGAACTTGAAGCAGCAAAAAAAGAAGCTGAAGCTATCCGCGCAGACGCTAAATACGATCAAGAAGCAGCTAAACGTGTTGTTAATGAAGCTGTTGAAAAAGCTCAAAAAATAACCAATGATATGAACGGGTTGATTAACGACACCACTAATCGTGAAAAAGCAGTCGCCGCCCGTGAAAAAATAGTCGCCGCAAAAGAGAAAACCCTAGAAAATGCTGAATTTCAATTGTTAGCAGCTCAACGAGCACTAGACAACGAACGGGAAATACTTAAAAACGAAACTGCGGCGTTAGAAATACGCGTTAAAAATTTTCAAGCTAAAGTTGCTGCGTTAACAGCTTAGTTGTCATACTAAAGTATGTAAGATATGATGTTTTAACTGTATCGGCCCAGTAGACCGAGACTCTAACGAGTGAATCATGAGCGACGAAAATCAAAACTTAGCGGAAGTTGAATCCGCGCCAGCAACCGAGGTGACGGCCACCACGGAAATTGCACAAAATGCGCCGGAGGTCGCTGAACAAGCACCAGAGCAGACTGAGGAAAAGCGATTTACCCAGGCTGAACTTGACGCGATGATCAGCAAACGACTTGCAAGAGAGCAACGCAAGTGGGAACGGGAACAAAAGCTGAGGGCTTCAACGCCTGAAATGCTGTCTAGTGAATTACCAGCGCAAGATAGTTTTGCTTCAACTGAGGAATACGCAGAAGCGTTAGCCGAAAGAAAAGCAGCAGAATTACTTGCCCGACGTGATGCAGAAAGACAGCGAGCCGAAATTCTTGAGGTCTATCACGAGCGCGAAGAAGAAGCACGGACTAAGTACGAAGATTTTGAGCAAGTTGCGTACAACCCGCGTCTTCCAATCACGACAGTGATGGCCGAAACGATTCAAGCGTCTGACATTGGCCCTGAGGTGGCGTATTACCTTGGTTCTAACCCGAAAGAAGCTGATCGTATTGCCAAGTTGTCGCCTTTTTTGCAGGCCAAAGAAATTGGGAAGATTGAAGCGAAGTTGAGCGAAAATCCTCCTGTTAAGAAATCAACGAGCGCTCCCGCGCCGATTCAGCCGGTTACCCCACGGGGTGGCAACGCAAGAGTTTTAGACACGACTGACCCGCGTTCGATTAAAGAAATGTCAACATCAGAGTGGATTGAAGCAGAGCGTCAACGGCAGATTAAGAAATGGGAAGCTCAAAACCGAGTCCGCTAACTTTTTGATAAGGAATTGTCATGGCAAATAGTCTACTTACCATCGACATGATTACTCGCAAGGCGCTTGAAATCCTTGAGAATAATCTTGTCTTAACCCGCAACGTTAACCGTCAGTACGACGATAGCTTTGCTGTTGAAGGCGCCAAAATTGGTTCGACCTTGCGTATCCGCTTACCGGACCGCGCACTTGTAACCGACGGTGCAGCACTCCAAGTCCAAAGCGACAACGAGCAGTACACCACGTTGACTGTGGCTTCGCAAAAGCACATTGGCGTTAACTTCACCTCTGCTGAATTGACCTTGCAGTTGGATGATTTTGCAGAGCGCGTGCTCAAGCCTCGTATTAGCCAGCTTGCCGCTAGCATCGATGCAGACGTTGCTAACTCTTACCAGAACATCGGTAACACAGTTGGTACGCCTGGCACGACACCTGGCACGTCGTTGGTTCTGTTGCAAGCTCAACAGAAACTGAACGAAAACGCTGCTGTTATGTCGCCCCGTTACGCTACAGTCAATCCTGCTGCTAACGCTGGTTTGGTTGAAGGCATGAAAGGTCTTTTCAACCCCACCGACACGATCAGCCGTCAGTTCAAGAACGGCATGATGGGAGTCGGCGTGCTTGGGTTTGATGAGATCAACATGTCTCAGTCGATCAAGCAGTTCACGACCGGCTCGCGCACGGCTACCGGCGGCACGACTTCTGCGGCTGTTACCAGCGAAGGTGCCACCACCATCGCCATCACTGGCGCAGGTGCTAGCGCAACGGTTAAGGCTGGCGACGTATTCACCGTGGCTGACTGCTACGCTGTTAACCCACAGACCCGTGAATCAACTGGTTCGCTGTTCCAGTTTGTTGTAACGACTGACGTTACGCTTAACGGTTCTGGCGCAGGTAACTTGACGGTTGCTCCGATGTACTCGTCCAGCAACGCGCTTGCAACCGTGGCTAGCCTTCCCGCTACCAGCAAAGCTGTCGTGTTTGTCGGCGCTGCATCGTCGCAGTACCCACAAAACCTCGTCTACCACAAGGACGCTATCACGTTCGCTACTGCCGATTTGATGATGCCGCAAGGCGTTGACATGGCATCGCGTCAGGTTCATAACGGCATCTCGATGCGTATTGTTCGTCAGTACGACATCAACAATGATCGTATGCCCTGCCGTATTGACGTGCTGTACGGCTACAGCGTGATTCGTCCTCAAATGGCTGTTCGTCTCTGGGGTTAATTAATCTAGGGGGCTTCGGCCCCCTTACCGAATTATTTTTTGAAAGGATTTATCATGGCAATTCCTAATGGTGCTGGTGGCTATCAGTACAACGACGGTAATACCGGCGAGGCTTTGTTGTTTGTTCAAGGTGCTCCTACCGCGCTTACTGGCGCAGCTACAATCACAGCGGCTCAACTAGCAAACGGTCTGTTTACGTTTGATGGCACTGCCGGTGCAATGACGCTGCCTACGGTTGCGTTGCTTGAGGCTGAAGTTTCTTCCGCAGCTAAGATCAATGCAGCGTTTACGTTTGCGGTAGTTAACATCGACAGTACAGATGCGGTGACCGTAACGGCAGGCACGGGCTGGACGCTTGTTGGCACGGCTGCGGTATCGGCAGGTACATCGTCGCAATGGCTGGCTCGCAAGACCGGCGACGGCACTTGGACGGCTTATCGGATTGCATAATTGATAGGGGGTTCGCCCCCTATTTTTAAAAGGATTAGCTATGTCAAACACTAAGCCAATCGGCGTTGCTTTCACTGACCAAGACATCATCGGCGCGCAGTACATATTGTCTGATGAACAGTTTGGTTACACAGCAAACGCTCAAGGTACGGTAACTCAGGCTACTAGCAAATCGACCGCTGTAACGCTTAACAAAGCCGCCGGTCAGATCACGATGAATAACGCAGCTTTGGCGAGCGTAACCAACGTAACTTTTACGTTAAACAACTCGCTTATTTCTACTAACGACATCTTGATTCTGAACGTGAGCGGCGGTGCTACGGCTGGCGCGTATAACTGCTGGGTTTCCGGTATAAGCGCAGGTTCTGCGTCAATTACCGTGCGTAACATCTCAGGCGGCTCGCTGTCTGAAGCAGTTGTTATCAATTTTGCTCTGATTCATTGCGTGTAAAGGCGCGGGGGCTAACTACCCCCATCTAAAATTATGGCCGTCATCTATCTTCGCCACCCTACGCATGGTGCTAAAGTTGCTATATCTGACATGGAAGCTGAACATGACAGACAAAATGGCTGGGAAGCGTATGATCCTAATGTCGTAACGGATGAGCATGAGACTGTTAACGAACTTCAACCACGTCGTCGCAGTCGCAGACCTCAGGAGATTGAGTCATGACAACTGCCGCTGAATTGATTGAAGGGTCGCTTAGACTTCTTGGCGTGTTGGCCGAAGGTGAACAGCCCTCGGTTGCTGTGATGCAAGATTCCATCATGGCGATGAATCAAATGATTCAGTCATGGGATACCGAGCGCCTGTCGGTGTTTAGCACGCAAGATCAGGTGTTTACATGGCCTGCTTACACCATGTCCCGCACGCTTGGGCCTACTGGTGATTTTGTTGGTAATCGTCCTATCGAAGTTGACGACGCAACTTACTTTAAAGACCCTTCATCAGGGTTGTCGTTTGGCGTCAAACTTATCAATCAGCAGCAGTACGACGGCATCGCGTTCAAAACGGTTACGTCCACCTATCCGCAGGTTTTATGGGTCAACAATACCTTTCCTGATATTGAGTTGACTATCTACCCTGTGCCTATTAAAGCCTTAGAGTGGCACATTATTTCGGTAGAAACGCTCAATGAAGTGTCAAGCGTCGCTACAGACATGTACTTTCCACCAGGCTATTTACGCGCGTTTCGCTACAACCTAGCGTGCGAGTTAGCGCCTGAGTTTGGTGTGGAACCTTCGCCGCAGGTACAGCGTATTGCCATGTCAAGTAAGCGCAACATCAAGCGCATTAACTTTCCTGGCGATCTTATGGCGATACCTTATCCGATTGTTGCGACACGTCAACGGTACAACATCTACGCCAATAACTTCTAATGAAAACGCCGATCCTTGGCTCGACTTACGTTGCCCGTTCCGTCAACGCAGCCGATGCGAGGATGGTCAATTTATTTCCAGAGGTAGTTCCGGAAGGCGGCAAAGAACCTGCGTTTCTTCAGCGCTGCCCTGGTCTACTAAACCTTGCTACGATCGGCAGCGGCCCTGTTAGAGGGTTATGGACGTTTTCGTCTGATAACAGCACCGCGTTTGTTGTATCCGGTAACGAACTGTACCGAATCAACACCAGCTACGCCGCTACGCTTATAGGTTCTTTACCTGGTGATGGCCCTGTCAGCATGGCTGACAACGGCATACAGCTATTCATTGCCTGCAACGGTCCTAGCTACATCTACAACGTTGACACCGGCGAATTTGGTCAGATCATAGACCCTGATTTTCCTGGTGCGGTAACGGTTGGCTATATCGACGGTTACTTTGTTTTTAATGAGCCTAACAGCCAACGTATTTGGGTTACGCAACTGCTTGATGGTACGTCTATTGATCCGCTTGACTTTGCAAGCGCTGAAGGGTCGCCCGACGGTGTGGTGGGCCTAATCGTTGATCATCGTGAAGTTTGGGTGTACGGCACAAGTACCGTTGAAGTTTGGTACGACGCCGGTACGCCTGATTTTCCGTTACAGCGTATACAAGGTGCGTTTAATGAGATTGGTTGTATATCAGCGTACACCATCGCTAAGATGGATAACGGTCTGTTTTGGCTAGGCGCTGACGCCAGAGGCCAAGGTATTGTCTACCGCGCTAATGGTTACACCGGCCAACGCATCAGTACCCACGCCGTTGAGTGGCAAATTCAACAGTACGGCAATCTTACTGATGCGTTAGCGTACACCTACCAGCAAGACGGCCACAGTTTTTACGTGCTTATCTTCCCCAGCGCCAATACAACCTGGGTCTATGACGTTGCGACAGGCGCATGGCACGAGCGAGCTGGATGGAATAACGGGTCGTTTACGCGGCACCGCAGCAATTGTCAGATGGCGTTCAACAATAAAATTATTGTGGGCGACTATCAAAACGGCAATATTTACGCGTTTGACCTTGACACCTACGCTGACAACGGACAGATACAAAAGTGGCTGCGCTCGTGGCGAGCGCTGCCGACCGGACAAAACAATCTCAAACGCACCGCGCAGTATTCGATGCAGATCGACATTGAGTCTGGCGTTGGGCTATCCACAGGCCAAGGTAGCGACCCAGAGGTTATGCTGCGTTGGTCTGACGATGGCGGTCACACATGGTCTAACTACCGTACATCCTCGGTTGGAAAAATTGGTGAATACGGCCACCGCGTTTGGTTTAGACGTCTAGGGATGACCATGAAGTTGCGCGATAGAGTCTATGAGTTATCAATGACTGATCCTGTTAAAACAGCGATTATGGGCGCGGAACTTCTCATAACGCCTACCAATGCCTAACGTAACTAACATACCCGCCCCCCGCGTCAGCATTATTGATGAGCGTACGGGGCTTATTTCGCGTGAATGGTATCGGTTCTTTTTAAATTTGTTTACGTTAGTTGGACAAGGTAACAATCAAATTACCTTAGACGACATTCAAGTTGGACCGCCCGATCAAAACGTCAACATATTGTTAACTAACAGTTTGACTGATCCCGCGCCGGTTCCTGTACCTTTCATATCAATACCCGACAATCAAGCCTTATCGCCGTCAATTGTACAAATTATAACTAGCAATTACGCGGACTTACTACCTCCTGTTATACCAACTACAACATCTAGTGGTAGTTCTGGTACGGTCACTAGCGTAGATGTGTCGGGCGGTACAACGGGCGTAACGTTTAGTGGTGGACCAATCACAACGTCCGGCACGATAACGATGTCCGGTACGCTTAACGTTGCTAATGGTGGTACAGGTATTACAACAACACCATCTAATGGTGCTTTGTTAATAGGTAACGGTTCAGGCTATGTATCTGCAAATTTAACTGCTGGTTCAGGTATATCAATTACCAACGGCGCTGGCACTATCACTATCACTTCAACTGCTGGTGGTGGGTCTGTTACTTCAGTAAACGCGTCAGGAGGCACTACAGGACTTACGTTTAGTGGTGGACCTATAACTACTAGTGGCACGTTAACACTGGCAGGTACGCTTGCGGTTGCTAATGGTGGCACTGGAGCAACTACATTAACTGGTTATGTTAAAGGTAGCGGTACTAGCGCGTTAACAGCAGCGTCAACTATTCCTAACACGGACATCTCCGGTTTAGGAACCATGTCCACGCAAAACGCTAACAATGTATCTATTACTGGCGGGGCTATTGATGGCACGCCTGTTGGTGCTACAACCGCGTCTACAGTTCGTGGAACAACCATTACGGCTACTACGCAGTTCAGTGGGCCTGGCACGGGGTTGACCGGCACAGCAAGCAGTTTATCTATTGGCGGTAATGCAGCTACAGCAACGGCGCTTCAAACAGCTCGCACTATTAACGGTGTTTCATTTAATGGAACTGCCGACATTACAATAGTTGACGCTACTAAGCTACCTTTAGCTGGCGGTACAATGACCGGCGCAATCACGTTTGCAGCAGGTCAGACGTGGCCCACTTTTAATCAAAACACGACCGGTAACGCAGCTACAGCAACCACGGCAACTAATTTAGCAGGCGGCGCAGCAAATCGCATCGCGTATCAAACAGGGGCAGGCGCAACTTCATTCATTACCGCTCCTGTTTCATCTTCTACTTATTTAGGTTGGAATGGATCGGCTTTTGTATGGGGTACGCCAGCAGGTTCCGGTGTTACGTCAGTGTCTGGAACTGCACCAATTGCGTCAAGTGGTGGTGCTACACCGACTATTTCATTAAACGCTAACTACGGCGACACGCAAAATCCTTACGCTAGCAAAACAGCTAACTATTTCTTAGCGGCTCCTAATGGTTCTTCTGGTGCGCCAACTTTTCGAGCCATCGTAGCCGCCGACATTCCTACGCTTAACCAGAATACGACGGGAACGGCATCAAATGTAACCGGCGTAGTTGCAATCGCTAATGGTGGTACTGGAGCTACAACTCAACAAACAGCGCTTAATGCTTTGGCTGGCTCAGTTACTTCAGCACAATTTTTGCGAGGAAACGGCACAAATGTCAGCATGTCTGCTATTCAAGCGTCTGATGTTCCAACACTAAATCAAAACACAACAGGAACAGCAGCAGCTATTGCTGGTGGTTCTGCCAATCAAATTAATTATCAAACCGGATCAGGCGTTACTTCTTTTATTACGGCACCAACCGTAACTAGCACTTATCTTCAATGGAATGGCACTTCATTTGTTTGGGCGTCCGCAGGTACGGGCAGTGTTAATTCTGTTTCGGTCGTTTCTGCTAATGGATTGGCTGGAACGGTTGCTAACGCTACAACAACCCCAGCAATTACACTATCCACAACCATCACAGGTGTGCTTAAAGGCAACGGCACTGCCATAAGCGCCGCCGTGTCTGGAACCGACTACGCCCCTGCAACTAGTGGCACCAGTATTCTTAAGGGTAATGGCACGGGCGGGTTTAGTAACGCAACTTCAGGGACCGACTACGCCCCTGCAACTAGTGGAACGTCTATTCTTTACGGCAACGGTTCTGGCGGGTTTAGCAACGTTACGGTTGGATCGGGTTTAAGTTTTGCTGGCGGTACGCTTACCTCAACAGGTTCAGGTGGGACTGTAACCAGCGTTAGTGGCAGCGGTGGCACGACAGGATTGACGCTTACGGGTGGTCCTATCACTACGTCAGGGACATTGACGCTTGGGGGTACGCTTGCTGTTGCTAATGGTGGTACAGGTTCAACCACGCTAGATGGCGCGGGTATCGTAACTAAAACAGGCACTCAAACTATTTCTGGGGCTAAAACATTTACGAGTCTAACCAACAGTTTTGTTGGTACGCAATATTCAACATCTAACGGAACAGCGTCAAACGCCTACTTTGGTGAAGATACGACTTACGCAGTTGTAGGTGGCGTGGGAGGCGTCACATTATCTAGCGGCGCTACGTTTCCAGGCACAGGTCTTTATGTAGCTAATTCAACTGCATTTAGACCGTTTGTCACTACAACTTACAGCCTTGGTACTAGCGCGGAACGTTGGACAACTGTTTACGCTCAAAATATTAATTTAACCGGCGCGATAAGCGCAGGTGCGTGGAACGGATCAACGATCGGTGTTGGTTATGGTGGTACGGGCGTTACCTCAACACCTACTAACGGTCAACTTTTAATAGGCAACGGTACTGGCTATTCGTTAGCAACTATCACCGCCGGAACTAATATTAGTGTTACTAACGGCGCAGGTTCAATAACGATTGCTGCCACAGGTTCAGTAAGTAGCGTAGCTGCTTCTGGCGGCACTACCGGCTTGACTTTTAGTGGTTCTCCAATTACCTCATCAGGAACGTTGACGCTTGGGGGAACACTTGCTGTAGCTAACGGTGGCACAGGCGCGTCATCACTTACAGGCGCTGGTATTGTCACAACAACTGACACCCAAACCATATCAGGCGTTAAAACGTTTTCAAGCACTAGCAACTCGTTTGTTGGTGCTACTTACAAGACATCTAACGCTTATTTTTATGAAGACACTTCTTATGCGGTTTTAGGTGGTGTTAATGGTGTGTTGTTGGCGTCTGGGTCATACCCAGGTAGTATTATTTTTGCTGGAGATACAGGTACTTGGCGCCCCACTACAGACAACGTCCGCGCGCTAGGTACTGCGTCGTTTAGATATACCGTGGTCTACGCAACCACAGGTACGATCAATACATCAGACGCAAGCCAAAAGCAGCAGATCAGAGATTTGTCAGACGCCGAGCAACGCACAGCTCAACGGGTCAAAAAGCTCATACGGGCGTTTAAGTGGAACGACGCTGTAGAGGCCAAAGGCGACGAGGCGCGGATTCATTTTGGTGTTATTGCGCAAGAAGTTCAAGAAGCATTTGCCGCAGAAGGCTTAGATGCGTCAAAATACGGTTTATTTTGCAGTGATACATGGGCTACATCAGACGGTTCTTCACAAACGCGTTTAGGTGTACGCTACAGCGAATTGTTGGCTTTTGTCATCGCCGCACTTTAAGGACTAATATGACAACTGTTCTATCACCTAGCCCAAAACTTCAGTTTTTCTCATCGAGTGGGGAATTGCTGGTAGGCGGCAAACTGTACACCTATCAAGCAGGTACAACTACACCGCTAGCGACCTACACCGATTCGACGGGGCTAACGGCCAACACCAACCCGATTATCTTAGACGTCCGTGGCGAAGCAAACGTCTGGTTAGGTACGTCATCATACAAATTTATTCTTAAGGATAGCAACGACGTATCGATTTGGACGGTTGATAACATCTCTACGCCGCAAGGTTTGATTGACGCGTTGAGCGCGTCGCTAGCTGCTGCGTCGGGGTCATCGCTGATTGGTTATTCGCCGTCTGGTGCAGGCGCTGTCACAACGACTGTGCAGGCCAAACTTCGTCAGACTATCAGTGTTAAAGACTTTGGTGCCACGGGCGACGGTACGACCGACGACACTGTGGCGTTTCAAAACGCGCTGACTGCGGCGACAGGCAAAACCTTGTACGTTCCAGCAGGCACGTATCTTTGCACAGGTTTGACAATCTACAGTGGCACTAACATGTACGGCGACTCGCCTGCCACGTCGATTATCAAAGCCAAGAACACGCTTGGCGCGACAACGCCGCTACTTAAAAACCCTAATCAAACCGGCACGGCGTACGTCTACACTGACAAAGGTATTAGCGTCAGCAACATCAAGTTTGACGGTAATAACTTAGGCCCACGCACGGCTGAACTGGTGTCGTTTGCTAAGGTTGAAGACCTTAACATCACTAACTGTTACGTCTATAACGTGCAGTACATTGGTATTGCCATAGCAGGTTGCGTCGCTGTCGGCGTTAACAATTGTCTGTTCACTGAGTGCGGCAATGATAGTGTGTTGGCTGAGGGCGGCGCCGCTATTTGGATGGGTCCAGCCGCCGACACGACCATATCGTACGACGTAAGCGTTAGTGAGAGTAGCTTTATTAGCAACAACTGGTCGGCTATGTACGCTAACGGTAATCGTTTGTCGATTATTGGTAATTATCTAGTCAACAATAAAGAATCCGGTATTTTTATGACCGGCAGCAACAACGTTATTTCGGATAACTGGATTAGCGGCCAAACTAAAAAGAACATCTCCGCGTCAGGTATTGAGGCAGGCGGTAACTATCACACAATTAATGGTAACTTTATTGGCGACTGCGACGATTATTGTATTGCGTTAACTGACACGCAATTCGTTACGGTTACCGGCAATTCGCTTTACAACCCACGACGTGATAGCGCATCGTTTCCCAACGCCAGTTGCGTTAGTGTTATCTCGCTGACGGCCAGCCCTAACCAACCGCGCTACATCTTGATCGTTGGCAACAACATGTGGGCGCCCGCTAACGACGCTTACGCTGCGGTGTACTTCTACGGCACATCATCAGCACCGCAGTACGTAACAATTAGCGACAATCAGATGAACGGCAATACGTGGACGTCTGGTCAGGCTATCTACGTCTCGTCCGGTCAAGAATCAGTATCACAAATCTTCCGTGACAATCCTGGCGCGTTTGATGTGTTTGACCAAGGCGGCTATGCGTCAGGTCGATTTTACGCAGGGGAAACGTTATCGCCTGCCACGGCAGCAGGCACGTTGGCTGTGGCAGCTAACATCATGTATGTCATGCCGTTTACGGTAAGACAACATCAACTTTGGACAAAGATAGGCTGCACGGTCACTACCGCAGGTACAGGTGTTTTTGCGTACCTTGGTATATATCGTATGGAAAATGGTATACCTACAACTAAAGTATTAGACGCTGGGGCTGTTGGGTTAACCACTACAGGCACTAAAGAGATCACTATCTCGCAACCGTTGCCATCAGGTACTTACGCGCTTATTTTGCTTGCTAACGCCAGTGGTGCGACGGTAAGGGCTGGAACGCCTAGTGATATTGCGTTGGCTACGATAGGATGCAGCGCAGTAGGGACAGCGGATACGTTGATTACCGCTAGTCAAACATACGGCACTTTACCTTCGACTTTCCCCGCCGTATCTTATTCATCGAGCAGCACACCGTTGCTGACCTTGCGCTATGGAGTTTAAAAAATGACTGTGACCGCAAAAACACTGGCTGAAGGCCAGATTATTCCAAACGCAAATACGACGGTATACACCGCGCCAAGTAACACGACAACGATCATTGATAAACTTACTACGTTTAACTATGACACCGTATCCCGCGTTATTACGATTAGTATCGTGGCGTCTGGTGGGTCAGTAGGTGATGCGTACTATGTCGCCAAACGAACGTTAGCATCTAATGAAACGTATATATGGCCTGAGGTTGTAGGGCAGATTCTTAACACGGGCGATTACGTGTCAGCGATTGCCAGCAACAACACCGGCGTTAACCTTCGTTTGAGCGGGCGTGAGATCACATGATTCATCATCACTTCGGCGCAGGCGTTTACGCTAAAGAGACACGCATACCCGCAGGGTATGTGCTCGTGCAGCATAAACATAAGTTTGATCATTTGTCGATACTGGCAAGCGGATCAATCGAACTTATGGTTGATGGCGTCCGTTCTGAAGTACACGCGCCTGCTTGTTTAACTATTGAAGCTAATAAGCACCACGGCGTAAAATCATTGACAGATGTTGTTTGGTACTGCGTCCACGCGACCGATTGCACAGACGAAGACAAAATTGATGGCGTATTGATCGCGTCTGGCGACGAAACCCAAGCGCAGCAAATGGCTCAGTGCCTGAAGGAGAGTTGACATGCCTTGGATGATTGCAGCCGCAGTTGTCGGGAGTTCTTTAATAGGGTCAAGCGCGTCTAAGAAAGCCGCTAGCACGCAAGCTGACGCGGCTAACCGCGCTGCTGACTTGCAGATGCAGCAGTTTGAGCGACAAGTTGAACTGCAAGAGCCTTGGCGCCAAGCAGGTATTACCGCGCTTAACAAACTGACGCCGCTTGCGACTGAGTACACACCCTTTGGGATGGATCAGTTTCAGCAAGACCCAGGCTATGCGTTCCGTATGCAAGAAGGCATGAAAGCCTTAGAACGCTCGGCAGCCGCGCGAGGTGGCTTGTTGTCAGGTGGCATGTTAAAAGGCGCGCAACAGTACGGTCAAGGTCTAGCGTCGCAAGAGTATATGAACGCGTTTAACCGCTATCAGGCTGAACGTAACGCTCGTCTTAACCCGCTTCAATCGCTTGCAGGCGTAGGCCAGACGGCGACCAACCAACTAGGTCAAGCAGGGCAGACGATGGCAGGCAACGTCGGTCAAGCGCTGGGCGCTGCTGCCCAAGCGCGGGCGTCGGGGTACGTAGGTGGCGCAAACGCATTGTCACAAGGTCTTGGTACGTATTTGAATTATCAGCAGGGCCAGAACTTTCTGAACGCCTTGCGCCCACAGGAAGCAGCAACACCTGCGCCTATCTATCAAGGTGGGTATTATTCTCAAGGTTTTGGAGGCTAATCATGGCCCTCGTTGACCCGAACATCGCCCTGTCGTACAAGGGCGTCCAACTGCAAGACCCGTTGGACCAATACAGCAAGGCGTCTGCTGCGCAGTTTAACGCGCTTAAGATGGAAGAAATAATTAAAGAGCGTGAGGCGTTGGCGCAGATTCAATCAACTATTGCGTCTAAAGGTGGCCCAACTGATTTAAGAGCCGCCGCGCAAGCGATGTTTAAAACGGGTCGGCCTGAATTTGTAAAAACAGCCGTATCTATCTTAGAACGATTAGACAATCAAGATCAGTTTAATCAATACTTAAGACAAACTGAAAACGCACCAACTAACGCATTAGCACCTGCGACTGCTCCAGCGCCTGCTCCAGCGCCTGCTAACGCATTAACACCTGCACCGACACCTGCGGCCGCGCCTACTAACGCCTTAGCAACACCAACACCTTCAAGCCAAGAATTACAACGCCGCTACAGAATGGTGTCTAACATCAATACACCAGCCGCTAAAGCTGAAGCTCAGTTGATATTGAAACAGATTGAAAACGACTTCCGCGCTACGCTGCCGCCTGAGACTATTCGTACGATGACATCGCTTGGCTATCCAGCCACACCTGAAGGTTATCAAGCGTTTCAAGGCGCGCAACGACCACCTCAACAACCAGCCCCATTAGTTCCTGTGCTACAAAATGGCAGACCTACACTTGTACCTCGCGATCAAGCTGTGGGTCAAACGCCGTTTTCTCCTGCGGCAGTACAAGTATTAGGTTTGGGGCCAGGAAGAGAACCTAAAGAACCGCCCGCACCGACGCTTACAACTATTCAAGACCCCACTAACCCCAATCAAATGATTACGATTGATGCGCGTCAATATGGGGGTGGTGGTGTAGGATCGGTTGGCGTTATAGGTCTAGCAGGAAAAACACCTGCGGCAACTGCTGCGGCAAACAAACGCGAAGAAGGGCAACAGCAAGCAGGCGACATACTCGACACACTAGAGACAGCGTACAACGACTTAGATAGAATGAAAGCTGTACCGAGTCAGCGGCGCAGCGCTATAACTAATGCGTTGTCGTATGTTGCGGGTACAGGCGTTGGTCAAGTAGCTGGCCGCGTGGTAGGGTCTGAAGCGCAGACGCAGCGCGACATTATTCAAAGTTCAAGAAATCAGTTGCTAAACGCGGTTAAAAATGCTACTGGTATGTCCGCGCAACAGCTTAACTCTAACGTTGAATTTAGGTCTTGGCTTGAGGCGCTGTCTGACCCAACAAGGTCTATTGAAGCTAACAGGGCTATTCTTAGCAACATGAGACGATTCATTGCTAACAATACTAAGAAGGATGAAACGCCAGCACCAAGCGCTGCGCCAAGCGTCGCGCCTACCCCTGCACGACCTTCCTCAGCACCTAAAAGCAGCAAAGGCGCTAAAGACGACCCATTAGGTATTCGCTAATGGCTACGATTGCTGAAGTCCGCGCTAAGTATCCCCAATATTCAGACATGTCTGACGAAGCGCTAGCGGATGCGCTTTATAAAAAGTTTTATTCAGACATGCCCCGCGCAGACTTTGACGCCAAAGTTGGGCTAAAACCTGCTGCACCTGCTGTTGCGGCACCTGAGCCTGCTGCGCCAGCTAGACTTGAGCCTCGCAGTGAAGGTATGCCTACGGCACCACGGCAACAGTTAACGCCTGGGCAGCAGATGTACCAAAACATTCGCCCTTACGTTGCGCCGACCATAGAAGCGCTCGGTTCGGCAGGAGGCGCGTTGCTTGGCGGCGCGGCTGCGCTGCCTGCGGGTCCGATTGGTGTCGCTACGGGCGGCGTTGCTGGCGCTGGTTTAGGTTATGGTATAGCTAAAGAAGCGCTTGAGTTAGGCGACGTTTATCTTGGTGGCAAGCAGCCACGTCAAAGCGAAGCCGCCATAACAACGCCGATACAAAACGTGCTTGAAGGCGCCACTTACGAAGCGGGCGGGCGTGTGGTTGCGCCGTTACTTAGTAAGACTATTGGTAAGTTTGTTGACTTTAAAAACGTAGCGCAAAACAAAGCTGCATCCTTAGCACGCGCATCGCTAGGTAACGATCTTGAGCAGACTTTAAGTATTCTTCGCAATGCGCCGCCTAACGCTAGTGTGGCTGAGGTAACGGCGAAGATTCAAAACCCAACGTGGCAAGCGTTTGTACGTAACGCATTAGAGAAAAGTCCATCAGGCGCTCAGTACCTGAATAAATTTGCCACGATGAGCCATGATGAAGGCGTTAATGAATTAGCCAAACTCGCCGGTGGTATGACAGCAACAGACGTCCGCGCTACCACTGATGTGATGAAGCAGACGCTACGTGACATTACAAGCCCTGCGCGTCAAGCGGCGTTAAACCGTGCCAATCTTGGTCAGCAGGTTGCGCAGTACGAGGCCGAGGCTGGTAAGTTAAGCGCTGAGGCGGCGGCTAAGGTGCAAGAGGTGCGCCGACTGATTGATCTTGGTGATCATGCGGCAGCAGCAGCGCGACTACAAGAGATTAAAGCAGGCATCCCCGCAGGCTCACGTTTTGCTCCCGCTAAGGTGCAACCTGGTTACTCAAACACTTGGGCGGCTACGTTTACATACCCTGGCAAGTTAGCGCAAATGTCTGATGAGTGGGCGTCGAAAGCAGCGGAAGCGTCGCTTGATTTAGGTCAAGGCGCGAGATTTGCTCAGTCGGCTGCGGACAGTTTACGGCAGGCGGGCATCAAACCACTTAAGGGTGACGAGATAGTAAGCCAGATTCGCGGTGTGTTAAACAATCCTGAGTTTGCAGGTAATGATCTGCTTAGTGGCGCGGCTAAGAACGTCGCTAACGATATTGCTCAATGGACTAAGAATGGCGGCATCATCGACGCTAGAGCGTTAGATGCTATTCGTAAAAACTCGATTAACGCTGCGGTGCAACAATTGCGCCCAGGCGTAGACGCTACGACGCAGCGCAACTTAGCAGCTAAAGTAACGTCAGAATTAAAACCCACATTGATTAGCGCAATTGAAGCGGCGGGCGGCAAAGGCTACCGTGAGTACCTTGATGAGTTTTCTAAAGGTATGCAAAAAATTGCTGAGACTAAGCTGACCGGCGAAGCCGCTAGGCTATGGAAAACAGATAAGGACGCGTTTGTGCGCTTGGTGCAAAACGAAGCGCCTGATGTGGTGGAAAAATTTCTTGGCCCAGGCAACTACAACATCGCCACTGAACTAAGCGAAAACACGATCTCGACGTTGCAGTCGCTAGCGTCTAAGCGCATCAATGAACTTGCTGCTAGCAAACAGGCGTCAGACGGCCAAAAAGCGCTGGTGACTTTATTAGGGGAAAACACATCTAAGTTTCGTCTACCGTCATTACTTAATTTCTGGGCTACAGCAACTAACAAGACTATTGGTGAATTAGAAAAAGCAGTAGGTTCTAAGACCATGAAAATCTTAGGTGAGGCTATGCAGTCGCCTCAGACCGCTAAGAATTTACTTGAGAAATTACCCGCGCAAGAGCGCAGTAACGTACTGCGTATCATTAGCAACCCTTCGTCGTTTAAAGGTAGGGCTGCACAGCGTGCTGCTGAATTTATGCGAAGCGGCGCAACCACAACATCGATCAATGCGTTAGCATCTGAGCCTAGCGAAAATGCGTTAATTGATTAACGGGTGAAAAACATCATGGAGCAAGAAGTGGAAACGCGTTTGTCTGTTCACGAGGCCGTGTGCGCAGAGCGTTATAAGTCTATCGAGCAATCGTTCAGTCGCGTTGAAGAGCGATTTGATGACGGTTCGCAAAAGATGAAGAAACTTGAGTACCTGATGTACGCCGTCATGGTGGCCGTGCTCCTTGGTCCTGGCGCTGCTGCTATTTTTTTTAAGAAGCTGTTAGGTGTTTAAGCTAGGCAAACGATCGATCGAACGTCTGCAAGGCGTTCATCCCGATCTTGTCAAGGTTGTCGAGCGCGCGATTGATCTGTCGCCCGTAGACTTTACGGTGCTTGAGGGCTTACGCTCGCCTGAGCGTCAACAGACTTTAGTAGCATCAGGCGCAAGTCAAACGCTTAACAGCCGTCACATCACAGGCCACGCCGTTGATCTTGGTGCATGGGTAGACAATCAAGTTGATTGGTCTTGGCCTTTGTACCATAAGATCGCCAACGCCATGAAAGCCGCAGCGAATGAGTTAGGCGTCGCTATCGTGTGGGGCGGCGATTGGCGCACGTTCAAGGACGGCCCGCACTTCGAGTTAGACCGCAGGTACTACCCGTAATGGACCCGCTAACGATCCTCGCCGCGTTTGGCCCACTGGCAGTCGATCTTGGTAAGTCCTTGATCGGTCGGTTTATACAGACAGACGGTTACAAACCCACCAACATCGCCGAGTACGTGCGGATGCGCGAACTAGACCTTAACATGTTCAAGGCGATGAACGATGCCGGTGGTGCTAACCCGTCCTACCCGTGGGTCGAGGCGATCGTACGGCTGATGCGACCAGGCGTGGCACTCATTGTCCTTACGACGTGGGCGACGCTTAAGCTCAACGGTCAGTCATCAGAGTCGGTTGATAACTTCGCAGCCGCCGTAGGGTTCTATCTCTTTGGCGACCGGACGCTGTTCTACTCAAAGAAACGCTAGAGCGCCCTTGCTTCTCTCAGCAACTCCATCCGCTCGCGTGCCGTACGCAGCGCCGTGTAGCGCTGGTGCAGCCGCTCTAGTATCGAGATGCGCCTGGCGCCTGCTCGCTCCTCATTAAGCAAACTCAACACCTGATCCTCGGTCATAAGCGCCAGTTCTTTGTTGAGCTTTCGCCAGTTCATACTCAATTTTGTTCTCCAGTTCGGTAATCTGCTTTTGTATGCGCTCAAGTGCGCGGTACTGCTGCCGCAACATCTTCTCGTGCTGATGCTGCTCGGCTTTAGCGGCTTTAAGTTTAGTCTGCCATAAACTAAGTCGGGAGGTCATAGCGGTCCTTAATCACTCGCATGATGTCTTTAGGCGTCATGTTGGGGATGGCGGCGATCAGTATGCAATCCATCGCCACCTTTTGCGCGAACTGGCGCATCTCCTTGACGGTCATCACGGCGATCGGCAACTGCTCGGTAGCGGCGTTGCGGATCATGCCAATTAATTCATCGTCGCTAATCATAACGAGAAGGGGTTGTGCCAAGAGATTTTCTTATTGCGCGTAGGCGGCGTTATCTCGGTCGCGGTGTAGCCATAGGCCCAGCCTGATCGCTTTGATACAGATGACTGCCGTTTGACGCGCTTGCGTATGATCTTGCCTTCGTCCAGCAAAGGCCACAGTGAATTATGGATGGTCTTTGATGACATCTTAAGTTTAGAGGCTAACTCAATCGCCGTGATCGGTGTTGAGCGTTGCTGCAAATACTTTAGACATGCTTGTTTCCGATCAACGGCTGATTCTTTTCTCAGCCGCACTATACCTATAGCCATGTGCTTTTCTCCAATAAAATTTGTTTGATATGCGCGGGTACCTTGGGCAACGGCGCCCAGGCCACCGCCCAATCGTCCCAAGTCCCGATGACGCAGACGCCACTAGGGTTTAGCAGTAGCATCTTCACGCCAAGCGGCGGCTCCTGATCTTCAGCGGTGCGCCAGAAAGCCTCGCCAGATAGATAGGATGTGGCTTTTTGAAACATGTTGTGGTCGCCACTCATTTCAGTGCCTCCATAGCAATATCGCTTAGTTTTCGTTTGTCGTGCAGCGCGGTCCATATGCGCTCGTCGATGGTGTCCTTCGTTATAAGGACGTAGACCCACACGTCGCGCTGCTGGCCGGATCGATGCAATCGTCCAACGGTCTGTTCGTAAAGCTCAAGTGACCACGGCAGGGACAGAAAGACCATGTGGCAGCCTCCGAACTGCAAGTTAAGGCCATGACCGGCGGATTTTGGATGCACCGCCATAAGCGGAATGTTGCCAGCGTTCCATCGTCCAATGGCGTCAGGGTCGTCCAAGCTGGCAAGATGCTTGTATCGTCGTTTAAGTTCACTGAGTTCTTCCTTGTATTGATAAACAATGATCGTGTTGGCGCGTTGATTCTCTTCGATCAACTCATCAAGCGCATCAAACTTATGGGTGCTGAACCAAACCGGCTCAGGTGAGTAGACGAACCCAGACGACATTTGTTGCAACTTCTGCGTGACCACCGCAGCGTTCTGTGCAATCGCTTGCGCGTTGTCAAACTGCACAACAAAGTCGCGCTTCATCGTCTCGTACGGCTCGCGCGTTTGCATGTCCACACGCAACTCCACCGTATGGCACGGCGGCAGCTTGTTTTTATAGACACCAGGTTCTAATACGAAAGTAGCAGGTTTGATGCGCTCCATGACGCGCGTTAGCGCGCCAGGCAGCGGCGTCCAATCGTCAAACCCAGCATAAGTATTAAGACTAAAGTATTGCTGCATAAACGCGCCCTTGCTGCGCCCCAGCAATTTTTGATCGATGATCTTGCACTGACCGAAGACGTCTTCAAGACCGTTGCTCGTGAAACTGCCGGTCAGACCCCAACGGATGTTGAACTGATCGATGATCTTATGAAGCGCTTTAAAGCGTGCGCCTGATGGATTTTTTAGCTTGGTTAGTTCGTCAAACACAATCCCGTCAAACGCATCTAAGGGCTGCGCTGCGAGCCACTGAAGGTTGTCGTAATTCGTCACGACAATATCAGCGTCACTTTGTAGCGCGGCTATGCGATGCGCAGGTGATCCTGTAGCCGTGGCGAGCGCCAAACCTGACGACCATTTCACTTGCTCAATGGGCCATACGTCGCGGGCCACACGCAGCGGTGCGATGACAAGCCAACGCGTGACGTAGCCTTCTAAGATCATACCTTCCATGGCTTTGAGCGTGATCGCAGTCTTGCCAGCCCCTACGGGCGCTAGCACCATGGCGCGATCGTTCTCAAACAGAAAGTCAACCGCTTCATCTTGGTAAGGGCGCAGTTTCATAGTTCCTTGACCCACGCGTCAACTTGTTCTTTAGACCACAGGCACACGTAGCGCTGCCTAAGGCGTGCCATGTCGTCTTCAAACACCTTCTGTAACGGCGACAGACGGCCACCAGGCGCCTTCAACTCAACAAACCATACGACACCGTTAGGCAGGCAGACGACGCGGTCAGCAACGCCACGGTGAGCAGGGCTTACAAACTTGTAAGCGATGCCGCCAATCTCTTTAACGCGCTTGACGAGGTGCGCTTCAATATTTTTTTCTAGCATGGCCGCATCATACCCTGTCAAAAACTATTTGACAAGTTTATTAGATGTGCTAAAGTGAAGCCTCAATTAACTCAAGGACAGTCAAATGGATGATGATTACATTTCAATCGATGCAAGACAGGGCGACAGCGTCAATCTTAGTTTGCACAGCGACGGCATCTGGCTTTCGATGTTCAAAGGCACTGCCTACGCATCAACGATGCTTACGCTCAAGCAAGCCACCGAGTTGCGTGACGCTATCAACACGCTGTTAGGGGTCGAGGCATGAGGCACAGTAACATTGTCGGCGGCTCGACCGCCAAGCGCGTCATCAACTGCCCTGGCAGCGTGGTGCTCGTGCAGCAAATGCCACCGCAGGTTGAAAGCAAGTACGCCGCAGAGGGTACGCTGTTGCACGCCTGCATGGAAGAAGTGCTTGTATACAGCAAGTTATCTGATGTTGTTCGTAAGCACAATTTGACAGATGAGCAAATCGACAAGCTAACGTTTTGTATTTCGGCGTTGGATGAAATAGACCCCAACCAAGATATGAGTTTTGATCAAGAAAAGCATGTTGGGTTTGAAAACGTTAAAGGTCTTGAGGGCGTCTTCGGTAACGTTGATCTGATCGGACGCGTTGATGATCGCGTGATCATTCTTGATTGGAAGTTTGGCGATGGCGTGATCGTTGACGCTGAGGAAAACTATCAAGGTCTTTTCTACGCTGCCGCTGCGATGAGCAACAGCGAGTTTGCTTGGGCCTTTGACGGCGCTAAGGAGATTGAGATCATCATCGTACAGCCACCTGCGGTCAGGCGCTGGGTGACGACGTTTGAGCGTGTTGCTGCCTTTCAAGCAGAACTGCAAACCGCTGTAACGCTTGCTAGCAAACCCAACGCGCCGCTTGAGATCGGCGATTGGTGCCGCTGGTGTACGGCCAAACCGATCTGCCCCAAGATGACCGGCGAGATCGATCGCGTGGTGCATCTAAAACTCGATGCGCTTGCGCCTGAAGACTTAGGCCGTGCGCTTGATCTGGCTGATAAGCTAGAGTCGTTCATTAGTGATGCGCGTAAGTTAGCGTTTGAGCGCCTTGAGAAAGACATGCCAGTGCCTGGGTATAAATTAGTAAGTAAGCGCGCAACGCGTCAGTGGGCTGATGAGTCTAAGGCGTCTGCTGCGCTTGCGGGTCTTGGCGTCAGTCAGAATCAGTTGTATAAGAAGGAATTAATTAGCCCTGCTCAAGCTGAGAAGGTGCTAAAAAAGAGCAAGCTAGCACTGCCCGATGATCTTGTCGTGGCTGTGTCGAGCGGCAGCACGTTGGCGCCGGAGAGCGATCCTCGGCCTGCCGTGCTTAACGTTGGGTTGCACTTAACCGCAGCCCTTTCTAAACTTCAGTAAGGAAATCGTCATGTCTAATTTAGTAGCTTTCAGTCAAGCAAATCTCCCATCCGTAGCAAGCCTCTCGACAGCACTGCGTGCGCTCGAGAAGGACGTCGGCCCGTCTGGCGTTGTCATTCTCAAGATGGACAAGACCGGCCATTGGGTCTTTGGTGCTGACCAGACAGAAATCGAAGATGGTTCCACCTGGGCAGTCAATCCCTTCTCCTTTGTCCACGGCTATATTGCGTGGGGTGACGGTGAGGTGTTGGCTGAAAAGATGGTATCGGTATCTGAGCCTTTGCCCAACATCGATGTCGCCCCGCCAGGCGCAAAGAAGGGTTGGGAAACCCAAGTCGGCATGTCGCTTAAGTGTCTTTCAGGCGACGATGAGGGTATGGAAGCCCGCTACACTACGACGTCAGTCGGTGGTAAGCGCAGCGTACAGACGCTCGCGCTAGCGATCGCCGCGCAGGTCGAGAAGGATCAATCGAAGCCTGTGCCAGTCGTGCGGCTCAAGAAGGACCACTACACGCACAAGTCTTATGGCAAGATATTCACGCCAGTATTTGAGGTTGTGGAGTGGGCAAGCATGGACGGTAAGACCGAGGAAGTGGACGCACCTGAGGAGGCCAACCCCGCCGCCGAAGATGCGCCGCGTCGTCGTCGTCGCGCAGCCTAATTAGCTTGGAGAGCCACGGTGTAACAGCCGTGGCTTTTTTTTCTTTGGAGAAAACGATGGAACACCCTTATGAAACGCTTAATCACTTATTACGCGAATATAAGCATTTATGCGACATGTGCGATGCGACTGGTGCGCTGGAGTGTGCGATGCAGATCAGACGCGTGGCTTCGGAGCTTGTTGTGCTGGCTGCACAAAATGCTGAACCGACGTTGGGTCAATAGATGAGCGTCCTATGGGTGGATTTCGAGACACTCAGCCGCTGTGACCTGACGACCAAAGGCGTTTACAACTACGCGCAAGACGCAAGTACGGACGTGCTGTGCATGTCCTACGCGTTCAATGATGAGGACGTTGTGACGTGGACGCCTGAGCTACCGTTTCCTAAGCGCGTGCGCCAGCACACCGGCCAGATACGCGCGCATAACGCAGCGTTTGAGCGTCTGATCTTTTGGTACGTGCTGCACATCAACTACGACCTTGAGCAGTTCTACTGCACGGCTACCCAAGCACGGGCTAACTGTGCGCCTGGCTCGCTTGAGGACGTAGGACGGTTTGCAAGCGCTGACATGCGTAAAGACTACCGTGGCTCGCAACTGATCAGACGCCTATGCTTGCCGCAGGCAGACGGCAATTTTTACCGCGACGAGGCGTTGTTTGCTGAGTTAGTGTCTTATTGCGAGCAAGACGTCCGCGCCATGCGCGCTATCTCTAAGGCCATGCGCGATCTGTCGGCTGAGGAGCTTGCCGACTATCACGTCAACGAGCGCATTAATGATCGTGGCGTGCTGGTCGATGTGGCGCTGTGCAAGGCAGCGGTGCAGTATGCAAGCGATGAACTCATCGAGATCGAGCAGATCGTTGCCGACGTGACGCAGGGCGCCATTGCGAGCGTGCGCAGTCCTAAGATGAAGCAGTGGGTCATGGACCGCGTAGGACCGCAGGCGTTGGCGCTCATGGCGTCGCATAAGGACGGTGAGAAGAAGTATTCGATCGATAAGACCGTGCGGGCTAACTTGCTTGCGATAGACGATCCTGAGCAAGTGCCGCCTGATGTGGCCGAAGTCATCCAGTGCGCTGACGATCTGTGGGCGTCGAGCGTGGCGAAGTTCAGCCGCTTGGCTGCGCTTGCTGACGATGAGGATCATCGGGTGCGCGGTGCGTTTGTGTTTGCCGGTGGGTCGGCTACGGGTCGTGCGTCGTCCTACGGCGCGCAGGTGCATAACTTTACGCGTAAGTGCGCTGACGATCCTGAGGCTGTCCGTACTGCGATGGTGCGCGGCCATAAGATCGTGCCGACTTACGGGCGACGCGTCACGGACGTGCTTAAGGGGATGCTGCGCCCTGCGCTGACGCCTGCGCCTGAGCATGTGCTGATCGTCGCTGATTGGGCGGCGATCGAGGCGCGCATGAACCCGTGGCTGTCAGCGCACGCTACGTCTGAAGCTAAGTTAGATTTGTTTCGCACGGGCGCAGACATTTACAAACACAACGCCAGCCGGACGTTTAACGTGCCGGTGGATGCGATCGATAAAGAGCAGCGTCAGATCGGCAAGGTGCAAGAGCTTGCCTGTGGTTACGGTGGCGGCGTGGGAGCGTTTGCATCGATGGGGCGCATCTATGGCGTTAACTTACCTGAAGCTGACAGCAGGCGCATGGTCGACGCATGGCGTCGCGCTAACCCGTGGGCTGTGCATTACTGGCAGGCGCTTGAGTCAGCGTATACGCGCGCGATGAGGAACCCAAAGTCTGAGTTTAAGGCTGGCCGTGTGACGTACTATTTTGACTCTCAGCACCTCTGGTACGCGCTGCCCTCAGGACGCATCCTTTGCTACCCCTACGCGCGCATTGACGCTGATGGTGTGTCTTACGCCAAGGCGTCGTGGAAGCCTGCGCAGGATGCTAAGGAATGGCCTCGCGCGCGTCTGTGGAAGGGTCTGGCGGCAGAGAACATCTGCCAGGCTGCGGCTAACGACATCTTGCGCGCGTCGCTGCGCCAACTGACTGATGTAGTGCTGCATGTCCATGATGAGATTGTGCTTGAGGTGCCAGCGTCGCGGGCTGAAGAAGCTGCGCAGGCGTTGCATCGCGTAATGTGTACACCGCCAGCATGGGCGCAGGGGTTGCCTTTGGATGCTGAAGTTTCAACCATGACAAGGTATGGAAAATGAAAACCTTTATTGACTTTTTAATGTCGCTTGCGCCTGAGGGCGAGACAGCGTTGTTGGTGCGGCAAAAGCCGCAATTGAAAGACGGTCAGTTGCAGTTTCACGCTGATGGCGCGATTAAGTGTACGTGGCCTGCTTACCTGCCCAAAGACGCCAAGATCAAGGCCGATCAGGCGTGGTACGGCAACACAGCGTCGTTTATTGTCGATCGCTTTGGTGAGCACGTCTCAGCGTCAACTGCCAATTGTGAATATTGCTTGGTCATGGTGCTTGATGACGTCGGCACCAAGAGCAAGACACCACCGCTTGCGCCGACCTGGGTGATGGAGACCTCGCCTGGTTCGTTTCAGTGGGGCTACGCCTTTGCCGAACAGCCGACCAAGGGTGAGTTTGCTGCGGCCATGCGTGCGATCGCTGATGCGGGCTACACGGACCCTGGGGCGCTTAACGCGGTGCGCAATTTTCGCTTGCCTGGCTCGGTCAATCTCAAGCCTGGTCGTAATAGTTTTGCGTCGCGTCTAGTCGAGTTTCATCCTGAGCGTGACTTCTCGCTCGCTCAGATATGCGAGGCGCTGGGCGTAACGCCTGCTGAGGCCGACAGCAGCGGCCCTCAGCCGATCAAGATCGTCGACACAGGTAACGATGACGTGTTCGCGTGGCTTGCGGCGCAGGGTATGGTTGTGTCTAAGCCTAACGGTGAGGGCTGGGCTGGCGTCATCTGCCCCAACTCAGCCGAACATACCGACGGCAACCCTGAGGGGCGCTATAAGCCCTCCATGCGCGCGTACTGCTGCCTACACTCGCACTGCGTTGATCTTGACACTAAAGCGTTTCTAGCGTGGGTCGCTGAGAATGGTGGCCCTGCTCACGCGCTGGGGCTGCGCGATGATTTGCTCGCAAGCACCATGCAAACGACGCTTGACAAGCTAGAGCCTAGCGATTTTTTTAGTGATGACGCCAAGAAGGTGATCGAGGAGGTCGAGCGTAAGGAGCTTGGGCGTGTTGAGATGAAGGGCTGGTTTCAACGCTTTGCTTATATTCAGAGTGATGACTCGTTCTTCGACATGCAGGACCGGCGCGAGGTACCGCGTTGGGTCTTTAACGCGCTCTATCGCCATGTGAATTGCACATCGATTAACAGCAAACGCAAGATCGAAGCGGCAACGTGTTTCGATGAACAGCGCCAGGCCATGGGCGCGCGTACGCTCGTGGGGGTTACCTACGCTGCTGGCGAGTCGACGCTCGTGTCGCGTGACGGTGATGTGTTTGGCAACCGTTGGCGCGATGCGCGGCCCGTGGTTGATAAGACCCTTGTGCGCGACATATCGCCATGGCTTGAGCACTGCGAGCGCCTTGTGCCTGAGCCTAGCGAGCGTGAGCACCTGTTTAACATCATGGCCTATAAGCTCCAGCATCCCGAAGTCAAAATCAATCACGCGATATTGCATGGCGGCGATCAAGGATGCGGTAAAGACACTATGTGGGCGCCGTTTCTATGGGCCGTGTGCGGGCCAGGGCTGAAGAACAGGGGTTTACTTGATAACGATACGCTGAACCTCCAATGGGGCTATCAGCTTGAGTGCGAGGTCCTCGTGATTAATGAATTGAAGGAACCAGAAGCGGCAGCGCGTCGCGCGTTGGCGAACCGCCTTAAACCGATCATCGCTGCGCCTCCAGAGATGCTGCCGATTAACCGCAAGGGTCTGCATCCCTATGACATGCTCAATCGATCGCTCGTGCTGTCGTTTACAAACGATCCACTCCCCATATCGCTTGACTCGCAAGATCGGCGTTGGTTCTGTATATGGTCGCGCGCGCCTCGCATGGTCGATCGCCAGGCGCAGCTATTGTGGGATTGGTACAAGTCGGAAGGCTTCGTTTCCATAGCGGCATGGCTGTATCAGCGCGACGTGTCGGCGTTCAACCCTGCTGCCACGCCTGCTTGGACCGAGTTCAAGTTTAACTTGATCGAGCACTCCATGAGTACGTCCGAATCGTTCTTGGTTGAGCTTATGCGTAACCGCCAAGGCGAGTTCGCGCGCGGTGTGGTGGGGTCGCCCTTCCATATACTGATTGATCGCTTATCCGGTGGCTTGCCTGCTGGCGTGAAAATCCATCAGGCAGCACTGCTACACGCGCTGAAGGAAGCTAACTGGGTTGATGTGGGCCGATTAGCGTCGTCGGAATATCAGACCAAGAAGCACATTTTTGCGGTGCCTGAGCTTGCATCTAAGCTGTCGAAATCAGAGCTTAGGCGCATGGTTGAAGAAACCGCGCCTACCAAGATGGCCCTTGTGCGGTAACGTGAGGTAAAAAAAAGGCCCGTCAATCGACGGGCCAACTAGCGTGGGGTGCTAGGACAGGAGAAGTTCCAACACTACAAGTCTAGCATTTCACTGATCAACCATGCAATAAGCGCGCCTAAGATGAGCATCAGCATAGCGGCATCGTCCAAGTTCTAAAGGCTTGTTGTTTTGCCATGGTATCGAGACATTCCTTCGAGGGCGGTATCCAACCATGCCGACGCCACACTTGTTCCACTGGTATACACCAGTCTCTAGGGTCGATCTGGCAATTCATGAGAGTTAGCCACAAGGGTGGCTTGGTTTCGTCTTCCATGGGGTTAGTCCTATAAATTAAAAAACACGGCAGCGCCGAGCGCGACGCCGAACACGAGCGCAACGGCCCAATCAAGTAAAAAGTCGATCATGTTAGTCCTTTTAGTAAAGTGCTTCGCCGTAGGTTTCAACGGTCCTTTTGTCGCGTAGCAGTTTGATTTCGCGTCGTTTGAATGTATGCAGCGCAGGAAACGGCCAACCATTGCGCGACGGGATTCGCACGACGTATTGGCCGTCTTCTACGCGATCGATAACGCCGACGCCCTTAGGCGTCGTTACGCGTGTATCTGGTTTCACGGTTGGATTTGAGGGTAAACGGTGAACACGTAACCAAGATTATCGAGTGTCGATCCTGCTATTGATAGCGTTTCGGTTAGTTGATCAGGCGCGTACTTTTGCAACAGTGCGCGGGCAGCTAGCGCGTGCCGTTCTTCGCAACTAAGCGCATGATCGAATGGTACGCTGGCGGTCCAAAGGGTTTTGCTATCGCGTCGGATAGTGGCTTTGATGCGCGAGCCTTTGGTGTTAGTGGCGCCGATATATTTAGTGTGGATTGCAATGGGCATGATTGATTGTCCTTTAGTTGATTGGATTAGCCGACGCAATGCGCGCCCCTATGCACCCGCTCTCACGGGCGCATAAAGTCGAGCACTAAGCCGCTTTCGTTACTGGCGCGCTCAGTTGCTCGCGCGCCCATGATGGTATGGTTTTACCCTCGTCGGCGTCGTATATGGGGCGAAGCGGCATGACTAGACCAATAAAATTTTGCGTCGCGTCGATCTTAACAAGCGCAGTTGATGGACCGTTGTAGGCGACGTTAATGAGCCCATTTTTGCTGCCGAGCAATTTTGACGCTTTCGAGAATTTTTCGAGCAAATAAGGCTGATACTGCGCTGGCGCGCCCGATATAGTTTGAGGAATAACGCGCTGAACGTCGGGAAACTTGCCATCGATTGCTTTGAAGCTGACGGCCGCGCCCGTTATCGCGCCAATTGTGCCAGTAATGCCGTCGGCCGTATCAATAACGACGGTATCAACGTTTTTAGACGCTGATTTGATTAGTTTGATTACGTCATTAGGGACGATCATTTCGACGAAGTCAACACCTTCGTTTTGTTGCTCGGATTGAAACATGCCAAGCGCGTGGCCGTCGGTAGCAGTCAAGCGCGTTGCAGTTGCGGTAGCGGTAACGCGCACGCCCATTAAGTAATAACGAATATCCTTATCGGCAGAAAGTAAGTTAACAGCTTTGAGGGCTGACAGTGTGGTGTAGATTTTCATAATTGTCCTTTAGTTGATTGGATTGGAATGTTGACGCGCTTGCGCGCGTCGGGTTTCATACGTGCGCTGCCGATTTGCCATGCGCGACTATGGCAATTGATACCGCATCGGGCCTAAGCGCGCCATCGCAAGCTTGGCACGTGATGCATTGGCGTCGATTGCCACCTTCGGGCGATGCGGGGCATGCGATTTCGTGCTTAAGCGCTGGCGCTTGATTCAATGGAATAACGCGAAACGTGCGCCACCCCATGGCGCGCGCGACGTCGCGATCTTCGATCGAATCAGCGCTTGCCATGCATAACTCACGATGAGCTTGCGCGAAGGGTTGGCGCCATTGATGAGAATATCCGGTCCAACTAATTGCATTGGCTAACAGTGCATACCAGATATCGTGGGGAATCATGGCTGGATCGCCGTAGGCGCCAAGTCTGACCTTGCGATTTTTCAATTGATTAGCGGCGTGATCAAGATCGCGCGACATGTCGGGATAACTGCCGCGCTTGAAAGCTTTATAGATTGCACTAACTGACTTGCCAACGTCGACGTAGCACGTGCGCTTGCGCTTATCATCGCCGCGATGCACGCACGCGCCGCAGATGCTAACGTCGTCGGCATTTTTAATAGCATCCATTGGATGCATGTCAGCGCGCAAAATATAAGTTTGGACCATGTCGCCAGTTTTCATGTTCTTAGACTTTAAGACTGCTATTCCGACAATCGGCGCCGCATCGATCGGCGATTTCCCACGATAAAAGATAAATCCACGCATTGGCAATCCCCTTTTGTTTGAGTGAGCCTTCAGTGTAAGGCATTGTTTTGCAGATTGTCAAGTATGGGCAAGATTGGTAGTGGTTTTGAAAGGGGTTAGGTAATAAAAATGGGGTGAATTGCCAATGATTGGGGCTTGTAAGCGCCTGATTCGACGAGGCTTTTTCGGCTATTGGTAAAATTGTCATGTTTTTCTGAAAAAAAAGTCGCAGATTATTTCTGTTACCTAGCAGCGATTATTTTGGGCTGACAATTTTGCCAATATTGCCAAGACTTTGGCCCCGATCACGGACGCCACAACACCGCGCCAACACCCGTTTTCTTGTTTCGGCTTTCTTTTTGGGCAATCTTGGCTATGGTCAAACAATAGCCAAGATTGCCAATCAACTAACCGCATTGGCAATCTTGGCAATCAAAAACAAATTGCCAATCTTGCCAATGGTCCGACCGACCGACCGCGCTGCGCATCGCGTCGCCAGGCATGGATCGTTATGCCGATTAGATCAATCAATCGTTCTGTTTGCTAGATCGTTTTTGCTTTTGGCTTTTTGCTGGCGAAGCCCCCCCCAGGGCCGACGGCCTGGCCGGTCGGAGCCGGTGGGTTCACAAGAAATTTTTTTATTTTTAGCAGCCCAACAGCCCACTAAGCTAAGAAATTTTTTTTATTTTTAACAGCCTAATAGCAAGCCTGTATACAAAAGTATTAGAATGTCTTACGCTCGCGTTGTAACGACGCTAGGTCATCTTGGTAAAATTGTCACATGTTTAAAAGTCTCCCTCTTACAACGCGTGAAATCAAAGCGACAGAAGCGGTACTGGAGCGCATATACGACGCTGCGTATCTAGGTTTAAAAGAGGATTCGTTGGCGTTAGCAGCAGGGTTGTTACCTGTAGAGTACCGGCTCTTGAAACAGCATGACAAAATGGCCGAAATTGCCGAACTCAAGGGACGCGCTGATAGTGAGCGTGAGCACAGCCAGCACATGTTGAACGCTGCGCGTAATGGGGACGCTAAGGCGGCGCTAGAGATACTGAAGCACACGCATGGCTGGGTTGCCAAGCAAGCCGTTAGTATTGAGGTGGACCAGCGCATCAGCGTGATTGACGCGTTAAGAGCAGCAGAGACGAGAGTCGATGAAGGTAAAGTGATCGACGTAACGCCACCAAGTGAAAAGTTAACCCATGCAAAAGCCGATATACAGTCCAGAAGACGAGCAACTGCTGATGACGCGGTTGTGGTCTCCCGCGATTAAAGACGACCCCGAAGCGTTTGTACTGTTTGCTTTCCCATGGGGGCAGGAGAACACGCCGCTAGTTAAGTACAGCGGACCGCGCATGTGGCAGCGTCAGGTGTTGCGCGACATCAAGGCGCACATACAGAAGAACAAAGGTCAGGTCGATATGGACACGCTGCGAGAGGCAGTCAGTTCAGGTCGAGGGATCGGTAAGTCGGCGCTGGTGAGTTGGTTGATTATGTGGATGCTATCGACAAGGATAGGGTCAAGCGTCATTGTGAGCGCTAATAGTGAGGCGCAGCTACGCTCGGTGACCTGGGGCGAGCTAACTAAGTGGTCAACGATGATCATCAACGCGCACTGGTGGGAGATCAGCGCGACCAAGCTGCAACCGGCGAAGTGGTTGTGTGACATTGTGGAGCGTGACCTTAGGAAAGGGACGCGCTACTGGGCGGCAGAGGGTAAGTTGTGGTCGGAAGAGAACCCTGACAGCTACGCGGGGGTGCACAACCACGATGGGATGATGTTGATCTTTGATGAGGCAAGCGGGATACCAGACCCAATATGGTCGGTGGGGGCGGGGTTCTTTACAGAGAACATATTAGATAGGTACTGGTTAGCGTTCAGTAACCCACGGCGCAACAGCGGGTACTTCTTTGAGTGCTTCCACGCCAAACGTGACTTTTGGCGCACACGCCAGGTAGACGCAAGGACGGTAGAGGATACGGACAAGCAGGTCTATAAGCAGATCATTGATGAGTACGGTGAGGACTCAAGCCAAGCGCGGGTGGAGGTGTACGGTGAGTTTCCATCCAGTGGCGACGATCAGTTCATCTCATCAACGCACGTCGCAGACGCTGCGGCGCGGCCACGGTACAAGGACGAGACGGCGCCGATCATTATTGGTGTGGACCCAGCACGAGGCGGCGCGGACTCGACAGTGATCGTGGTCAGGCAAGGGCGTGACTTGACGGCGATCCATCGCTACCATGGCGAGGATACGATGACGATCGTAGGGCGTGTGATCGATGCGATCGAGCAGTACAAGCCAACGCTCGTGGTGCTCGATGAGGGTGGGCTAGGGTACGGTATATTAGATAGGCTGCACGAGCAGCGCTACAAGGTCGTGCGAGGGGTGAACTTTGGTTGGAAGGCGAAGAACCCTATTATGTACGGCAACAAGCGCGCGGAACTATGGGGAGCGATGAAGGATTGGCTTAAGACGGCGTCGATACCTAACGATAGGGCGCTGAAGTCTGATCTAGTTGGGCCTACCATAAAACCTAATTCGTCGGGTACAATTTTCCTCGAAGGCAAAAAGGAAATGAAAGCTAGAGGGTTAGCATCGCCAGACGCTGCCGACGCCTTAGCTGTAACGTTTGCATTTCCGGTTGCGCACAGGCAGTATGTCGAGAAACAAACTAATCGTGCGTACAACGCCAACGGCGTAACGACATCTTGGATGGGTGCTTGATGGCAAAGAAAGGTGTATCACTATCAGTTGGGCGTGGTGAGAAGCTACCCGTGTCTAAGGGCGCAGGGCTAACGGCTAAAGGTCGTGAGAAATACAACCGCGAAACAGGTAGTAATTTAAAAGCACCCGCGCCTAGTCCTAAGACTGAAGCTGACAAGGGGCGCAAGGCGTCTTTTTGTGCGCGCATGTCAGGTGTTGTTAAAAACGCTAAAGGCGACGCCGAGCGCGCTAAGGCATCACTTAAACGATGGAAGTGTTAATCATGGCTACAAAACCTGGTTTGTACGCAAATATTCATGCAAAACGCGAACGAATAGCTGCTGGGTCAGGTGAGAAGATGCGGAAACCTGGCACTAAAGGCGCGCCAACAGCTAAAGATTTTCGTGAGTCGGCAAAGACTGCTAAGAAGCCAACGAAAGGAAAATAATGCCACTTGTTAAATCGACCAGCAAAGAAGCCTTTCGTAAAAACATTAAGGCTGAAGTTAACGCAGGCAAACCTGTCAAGCAAGCTGTTGCAATTGCTTACAATACCCAACGTGCTGCGGCGGCTAAAAGGCCGAGCACTAAACCTATGACGAAGAAAAAGTAATGGCAACGCTTAAGCAAGACCCTACAGGTATTGAAGGCGCGGGTAAAGTATCTGCGCGCGGAGGGCCAGACCAGAAGGACCACCGCGACACGCTACAACTGATGCGCGATCGGTTACGCCAAGCGATCGGCGCGTACTCGGAGAGCCGCGAAGATGAGCTTGACGACCTGCGGTTTATGGCTGGCTCGCCCGACAATCAGTGGCAATGGCCGCAAGATGTGTTGGCAACGCGTGGGTCGGTGCAAGGCCAAACAGTCAATGCAAGACCTTGTTTGACGATAAACAAGCTACCGCAGCACGTTAGGCAAGTGACTAACGAGCAGCGCCAGAACCGGCCAAGCGGCAAGGTCATACCTGTTAACGATCAAGCCGACGTCGAGGTCGCAGAGGTGCTCGACGGCATCGTGCGACATATTGAGTACATGTCAGACGCTGACGTAGCGTACGACACCGCGTGCGAGAACCAAGTAACCTACGGTGAAGGCTATA